CTGCGACATGCAGCCCCCTTTGTTTACGCAGTTTTGTCTGCGCTTTCAGGCCCAAGAGCCATCAAGACCGTTGCAACAAAGTCAGTCAATAACCGCAAAAGCGGCCCCATTATTTGCCAGGTGTGTGACGCCCAATTAAGGGAACCACACGTTAATCCTTGTCTGAATATCTAGTTGTGGGAGTTCATGATAGCACAGCTGATGTTTACATAGACTGGTTGAAAGAGATACCTTGCAATGCCCTGAGATGGATATTTACTCAGCAGAGCACAAGCTACTTCGGCTTTCGCCTACTACCCAGAGCCTGCACTGCAAGTTTGGACACTCTAACAATCAACAACATCACACGCAGCATTCGGGGAGGGTGCCCCTACCACTGCTACTGTATGGTCAAGACTTTCGTCTATTTCCATTCTGCTACCACTACTACATCCACGACCAGATTGCCGGGAATCTGGGGAAGGTTCAACAACATCAGACACAACTGTCTTCCAGTAGCGGACATTCCGTCTCCTATACCATGTAGTCTTTTGTGGCATCGGCTCATTCACTGCTCCGCTCGCCTTCATCGCATCATAATACATCTTTCGAACATAAGTCCAAAAGGTTTGAGCATTTCCATGCGTGTAGACAGGCAATTCAATGTGAATGCGAGTCTCATCATACTTTTCAGTAGTGACGAGCCTAGCACAACAATATCCAGGCTTGATCGCTGGATGCAGACTATCAACTGGGTACTCATAGAGACCTACTTCGGAGATTGGATTTGTTTGTTTAACAGACATGATATTTGATGGGCTTACACCCACCTAGCCTCATATCTGTTATTATCGCACCACTCGGTAACATGGGTGCTCTCAATAGGCTGAGGCTCACCTATCGGTACAATCCATTCATTCATGAACTTCTCAATGATGATCTGGTCTTCAGGGTCGACACCATAAACATGAGCGTAGGACATTCGAGCTTCATGCGTTATCTCAACTGGTTGGACAAATCTTGAGCCGTTGATCTGAACCGCAGCATCATACATGGAGACACTCCATGCATCTTTGATTATTTTGCTGCCGGTAGCAATCAACTTCATTGCAAATGCCTGCATCACAGGCACACCAACCCAGTCAAACATGACACATTGGCCAACAGTATGACACATGTCGGCTTGAATGTTCACATCACCCCAATGTCGAATTCCACCCATCAAAGTACTGAACATGGTTTTCCAGTCCTTTGTGAATCGATACCCATCAGATGACTTTATGAGTTTTGCTCTGCACCAACAGAGCCCTTCAAGTTCATAATGTCTCCCTTCAATTCGAATTTCGTGGCCAAAGGAAAGAAATGCGTCTACAAGCCCGCGCATTCTCTCCTCGTCCTCACGCTCCACAAAGATCAAGCTATCATCACCATCAACGAGGGTATCCCATCTGTGGACTCCCAACCGTCTCATGGCAGCATTGATCATGGCAAACATCAATAGACAGTTTCCACTAGCAGTATTCATATCTCCACTCATACGCTTACCCACAGTCTTATACATGATGTCATGCTGAGTGAATCCAATATTCTTCTCTTGCATCTTCAGCAGCTCAGCAAACTCTACATCATCATCCAACTGTTTGTAGAACCAATGCTCAAGTCTCAACATCTTCAGATCAACGTGTTGATCGAATCTGGAGGCATCTATTGCAATACAAATGGGATTTCGAAACTGATTC